CTCCTGATAAAAAGAAAAAGGTTGCAAGACTTTTAGGCTTACCTGTAACAGAAGATACTAAAGAAGAAGTTGTATATAACCAAGTTGATAACATTTTGAAACAAACTGAATTCAAAACTGGTAAATACTCTGGACTTTCTACAGTTGAAGTTTTTAATAGATTTGCTGATATGAAAGAACAATTACTTCACATTAGAGATCTTGTTAAACAAGCAATTACACATTCAGTTTATAGATTGAAACCTAATGGTAGAATCTTTGAAGGTGAATATGAAGTGGCAGTTGATGAAGATGCATTAATTAAATTCCTTGCTGATGAAGATAATCAAGATGAGTTATTAACATTAGAAGGTAAATTAAAAACTAAAAAAATAGCGGCACTATGATCCCAGTAGATAGTTTATTATATAAGATTGATCAGAAACTAAATAAACTATCAACTAACGAGCATCAACAAATTAACCTAGAAGACAAAATCCTAGCTTTAAATGAAGCTCAAATTAAGCTTATAAAGCAAAAGGTTGATGGTACAAATACGGTGAATGGTCTAGGTCTCGATGCTTTTAAAAAGCGTTATGAAGACTTACAAAGTTTAGTTGAGACTTATAATCATCAACCTCTTAATTTAACAATTAAGAATGTTGAATTAAATCAGTGGGCAACTAATATACATCAACTTGTTCCAAAATATATGTTCTATATTGATAGTTATATATTGGCAGATAAAGGAAGATGTACTAATAGGAAGATATGGATTAATAGAGATCTTGCTAAACATGGTGATTTACAATACTGTTTAAACAACACGCATTATAAACCATCATTTGAATATCAAGAAACCTTCAACTTTCTATCAACAGATGAAATATCTATATTTACAGATGGTACATTTACACCTAAGAAAATATATATTTCATACATGAGATATCCTGAATACATAAACAAAACAGGATATGTAATGTTAGATGGTGAAGATTCTTATGATCAAGACTGTGAACTTGAACTATATCTAGAAGATGAACTTTTAGATCTTACAGTTCAAAATTTAGCAATGTACACAGAAAATGTGTCTGCAGTTCAAAGTGCTCAAATGCGAATACAGACAAACGAATAAATTTTTTATAATTTAAATACAAAACAAAATGGCAGACTTTTCTCTAACCACTCTCTTTGTTGTACCAGTAGGAAATACAATCCCTAGCTCTGGATCAACTCAGAACTTGACCGCTGGTCAATTCGGTATTTACTTAAATACCTATGCTCCTGCAACAGCATTAAACATTGCAGCAGCTCCTTATTTTTATGTTGCTCAAGGTAGAACAAACACTTATTTACAAGGTAGCAAAAGATCTGACAAGATTTCTGCTGCTCGTATTAGTGAGTGGTATGGTGTTACAGGATCTCCTGTTGCAGCTAACCAAGTAACTGAAGTTGGTAATTTCAATGTACAAGCTGGTGAAATCGTAACTTTAACATTACGTGCTCATTCTTCTTACATTGATACATTATACTTCAATGGTTTCACTCGTTCAGTAACTGTAAACGCTCCATGTTTAGATTGTGGTGGTGACCCTTGTGCTGATGTTGATGTTCCTGCATTGATTGATCAATTGATTATCAAGTTACGTCAAAAGGCTCCAGGTAACAACCCTGATAACATTAGCTTTGACACTTTCTATCAGTTCCAACGTGTTGGTAATGATCAAAGTGCTAAATTAGTTATTAGTGGTAAACCTTTAACTAAATATGGTCAACCATGTGATGTTGCTGCTTTCCCTTGGGAATACGATCGTATGTACTTCCGTACATTCATCTTCTCTGGTCCAGCTACAACTGCTGACTTTATTGTTGCTGATCCTTGTAACAATGTTGCAACTCCAGTTGTAACTCAACGTGCATCTTATGTTGCAGGTTCTTCTGCTGAAATTGCTCAATTAGAGAAAAACTTCTATAGCTACCAAGCTGGTTATTTGAAGCATCTTTATAGAATGGTTGGTTATAACGAAAACTTTGAAAGCTGGGTATCTGATGGTACAACCTATGATACTTTGTATATCAAGTTTAACGAGTATGACAAATCAGCTTATCAATGGGGTGATTACATCATGGAAGATAGCACTGTTATCATTGCTGTTCCTCAGGCTCAAACTGCAGCTGTATTAGCTATTTTAGAACCAGCGTTAGGAGATGTGAACAATGCAAGTGCTCCTATCACTTCTACTACAAGCACTACAACTACTGTATGGCCTAGTACTTCAACAACAACTACTTTGATTCCTTAAGGAAGAAAGTAGGTATCATATAACCTATGCCAGAGGGTGAGAGGATTAATTCTCAAATCCTCTGGCATTTTTATTTTTAAACATGGCAACAACTTTAGATATATTAGTAATAAATACCTATGATGTAAATACACTAGGTATAGCAGACACATCGTTGTATGCTGTTGGCTTTACAATAATTGCTCCTTCAATAGCTATTACTATTCCTGGATATACTATTCCAAAAACCCTTCCTTTTAAACCTAATGATTTTAATGTATTTACAGCAGCATCATTAGGAATTGGTGCAGTTAATTCTAAACTACCTTTACCAGATGGTGTATATAATTTAAAATATACAGTTACCCCTGCTTTTACATACTTTGTAGAAAAGAGTATAATGCGTACAGAGAAAATTCAAGAAAAGTTTGATAATGCGTTTATGAAACTTGATATGATGGAATGTGATTCAGCTATTAGGACTCAGTCAAAAGTGACATTAAATAGTATATATTATTTGATTCAAGGATCAATTGCTGCTGCAAATAACTGTGCTGTAGATACTGCTACTAAGTTATATGTACAAGCAGATACAATGTTGAACAATTTCATCAAAAACAACTGTGGTTGTTCTGGAAACAACTATCAGATTAACTTTCATTAATATGGCAAACTGTACAAACTGCGGAGTTAAAGTGGGATGTGGCTGTCAATTAGTTAATGGCTTATGTTCAGCATGTAATTATGCTGCTCAACAAGTCTCTCAAAGAATAAAAAATGTTATCAACAAGATTAACCGACTGTCTTGATTGTGCAACTATACCTGCACTATTAGCTGATATTGATTTAAAGCTAGCTGAGTTAGCAAAGAGTCAATATAACAATATAGTATTTTCTGTGAATAATTATATTCCAGGAGAGGTTATTGGCGATCTATTAAATTATAAACAAATATTATCATATAAGCTTTGTAATCCGCATTATTGTTGTAACTTTACAGTTAAAATGATAGCTAGCAGAGTGATTGTGTTAATTCATAAATAAATAAAAAATGTCTTGCGAAAGTTGTTATAATGGGTGTACTGAAATTATATCTGACGAATGTGTTAAATATTCAGGAGTAGGTTCTGTACCCTTATCTATCACTACAGGAGATTCACTTCTTTCTGTAGAACAAACTCTTATCAATTATGTAGTGTCTTTTTTAGATGGTACAGGTATTAAAATCACTGTAGCACCAGAATATTATTGTGCTCTTGTAAGTCAATATTTAGTTGGTGTCACTACTCCAACTGTACCTCAATTATTTACAGCATTAGTTAGAGCTGCTTGTAGTCTTCAGACACAAACTACTGCTAACACTGCTGCAATAACTGCTCTTAATGCAAATTATACTATAGAATGTCTTTCAGGTGTAACAACATCTTCTGACACACATGAGATTGTACAAGCTACAATTACAAAACTTTGTCTTGTTAATTCAAGTGTAGTAGCATTAGCTTTAACTGTAGATGCAGATTATGTAAAACTTGCTGATTTAAATTCATTAATCGCAGCTTATATAAATGGTATTGGTGGAGGCACTCAACAGTATTTAAAGATGGTACCTAATACAGTTGTAGAATATTATGGTCCATTAACTAATTTTGATGGTGTTGGTGCTGGTAAGGCATCATTAGGATGGAGTAAGATCTATTTATGTAATGGATTAAACGGTACTCCTGATAAAAGAGGTAGAGTTGGTGTTGGAGCAATTGTTGGAGTTCCTGGTGGAACATTGTCCGCTACAGTAAATCCTACATCAAGTGTGTTTAATCCAAATTATGCATTGAACGGTGTTGCTGGTGCAAATTCAGTTGCATTAAATATAACACAATTACCAAGTCATACCCATCCTGCAATAGCTACATCTACTGCTATTGTAACAGATCCTGGTCACAGTCATTATGCTGGAAGAAAAAATGCTGGCGGTCTTACCTCTGGAGCTATAGGATTAGCTAAAGATGTTCCTCAAGATAATCAAAGTACTGTTTCTACAACAAACATCACTGTAGCAGTTTCTACAAATGTAGTAAATAATAATGCTGGTAGTAATGCAGCCCATGCAAACAACCAACCTGCAATTGCTTGCTATTACATTATGTACATCCCTTAATATTCTAAATAAACTATAAATGTCTTGTTCATCTGGTTCTCTTTGTAATAATGCTTATTATCACCCAACAAGTTGTGGTTGTGATAATGTTGCTGTAGATTCAAACTCTGTAGTTTATGTTGGTCCTAATTTATCAAATTCAGGAGTTGACAATCTAGATTGTTTAACTACAGCTTTAGAAAAATTAGATTTTGCAATTGGTAATGGTGGAGGTGGAACTGGTACTTCAGGTACTAGTGGTACTAGTGGAACACATGGAGTTAATGGTACATCTGGTATTAACGGTACTTCTGGAATTAATGGCACATCTGGTATTAATGGTACCTCTGGAGTTAACGGTACTTCTGGTATCAATGGTACTAGTGGTACTAACGGTGCTCCTGGTACAGTAGGTACTAATGGAACTAATGGTACTAGTGGTACTAGTGGAATTAGTGGTGTTGACGGTACAAGTGGTATTAATGGTACTAGTGGATTTAATGGTACATCTGGTATATCAGGAAGTTCTGGTACATCTGGTATGGATGGTCAAGATGGTAGTGATGGTACATCAGGTATTAATGGCACATCTGGTACATCTGGTACAACAGGTACTAGTGGTACAAATGGTACTGGTGGTACTTCAGGCACTAGTGGAACAACAGGTACTAGTGGTACAACTGGTACAAGTGGTACATCTGGTGTTGAAGGAGGATTAGCTCTATGGAGATTTAATCCTAGTACAAATACAGATGTTAGTCCTGGTGTTACTTATTTTACATTAAACTCAACAACTTGGCTTGAGTCAGCTTCACAGATTGCTATAAGCGATCTTTCATACTATCCAAGTTCAGATTTCTCATCTTACTTAGATGCGTTGACTCCTAATTCAGTTTTGAAATTAGTAAGTACAAATGATTCATCTAGATTTAAAATATTACAAATTGTTTCAATATCTCCTTTTGAAGTAGGTTATGAAAGATTTATTGTTTCTCAATTAGCTGTAGGAGGTACACTTCCTGCATTAAATGAAACATTTATAATAGTACCTGCAGGTGCTGCAGGAACATCTGGAACATCTGGTACAGCAGGATCTAGCGGTACAGCAGGTACTAGTGGTACATCAGGTACTAGTGGAACTAGCGGTACTAGTGGAACAACTGGTACTAGTGGAACAACAGGTACATCAGGTACAACTGGAACAAGTGGTTCTTCTGGATCTAGTGGTTCTTCTGGAACTAGCGGTACAACAGGTACTAGTGGTACAACAGGTACTAGTGGTACAACAGGTACTAGTGGAACTAGTGGAACTAGTGGTACAGCAGGTACTAGCGGTACAACAGGTACTAGTGGTACAACAGGTACTAGTGGTACAACAGGAACAAGTGGTACAACAGGTACTAGTGGAACTAATGGTACTGGTGGAACAAGTGGAACTAGCGGTACAAGTGGAACAACAGGTACAAGTGGAACAACAGGTACATCAGGTACAACAGGTACTAGTGGAACTAACGGTACTGGTGGAACTAGTGGAACAACTGGAACTTCTGGAACTAGTGGTACAACTGGAACAAGTGGTACAACAGGTACTGGTGGAACAAGTGGTACAACAGGTACCTCTGGAACAACTGGTACTTCTGGAACATCAGGAGCAAATGGTGTTGATGGCACTAGTGGTACAACAGGTACAAGTGGCACAACAGGTACAAGTGGTACAACAGGAACTAGTGGTACATCTGGTGTTGACGGTGCTTCTGGAACAAGTGGTACAACAGGTACTAGTGGTACATCGGGTGTTAATGGAACTAGTGGTACAACAGGTACTAGTGGAACAACTGGAACTAGTGGATCTAGTGGTACAACTCCTTCTACAACATCTTTTGTACCTTATACAGGTGCAAATGCTAATGTTGATTTGAGTGCTTCTTATACAATGACTGCTGGTGCTTTTTATGAAAGTTCTGATATAAGGTTTAAAGATGTGATTGAAACAAATCCTAATATAAATATTTCTGGTATAGATGTAATTAAATTTACTCGTATAGATAATACATCAGATCAAATAAGATTTGGATATTCTGCACAACAAGTTCAATCTATACTTCCTGAAGTTGTTGTAGGAAAAGAAAAACTAAGTGTGAACTATATGGATGTTCATACATTAAAAATTGCAGCATTAGAACAAAAAGTTGCTGAGTTAGAATCAAAATTAAATAATTTTATAAATCAATAATAAATGTCTTGTTTACCTGGAACTCCCTGTCATTCATCATTATCAAGTGAGTTTGGTTATGTAACCACAACTGATAATGTACAATATGTTGGACCTAATCTTCCTAACTCTGGAATACAAAACGAAGAGTGTTTAACGTCAGCAATAGAACGACTAGATTATGCTATAACAGCAGCAGCTGGAACTGCAGGTACCTCTGGTACTAGTGGTACATCTGGAGTTAATGGAACTTCTGGAACTAATGGAACTTCTGGTTCTTCTGGTGTAAGCGGTTCTTCTGGTTCTTCTGGAACTAGTGGTACTCATGGAACTTCTGGAGTTAATGGCACTAGTGGTATTAATGGAACTTCAGGAACATCAGGTACTTCTGGTTCTTCAGGAACAAGTGGAACATCTGGTACAACAGGTACATCAGGTACTAGTGGCACATCTGCTATAGATGGCACTTCTGGTACTAGTGGTACAAGTGGTACAAGTGGTACAACTGGAACTAGTGGAACTAGTGGAACAGCAGGTACTAGTGGTATTGATGGAACGAGCGGAACAAGTGGTACATCAGGAACAAGTGGTACATCAGGAACAAGTGCAATTGATGGTACATCTGGTACATCTGGAACATCTGGTACAGCAGGATCTAGTGGTACATCTGGAACATCTGCTACATCTGGTACTAGTGGTACAACTGGTACAAGTGGAACATCAGGAACTGATGGTACCTCTGGCACTAGTGGAACAACAGGTACTAGTGGAACTACAGGAACTAGTGGTATTGATGGAACATCTGGTACTAGTGGAACAACTGGTACTTCTGGTACAACAGGTACATCTGGTACATCTGGAACTAGTGCAACAAGTGGTAGTTCAGGTACAACTGGAACATCTGGTTCTTCTGGAACTAGTGGTACAACAGGAACTAGTGGTACATCTGGTACTAGTGGCATTG